ATCAAGCGCAGCCTGCACAAGGCGTCGAACATATTGTTCCTGGACATTTTGAGCTTTCACGAAACGATGTGTTTAGGTACATCAACACGCCAGTAGTTGATAGTATCGCAGACACGCCCCACTTTGCTTTGTTTCGAAGAATCCCCGGAGTCTATAAGCCAGAAACAGACTCGTATGCTTATAGCTTGGGCCCCACGGATCCTCCCGTTAGGTACACTAACGTAAATGTAAGCCGGCACCATCAACGTTTGTACAACGTTTCGTTAAACGCGTTTAACGAGATGATTAGGTTACAAGGTACGCCCTATCGTGTTGATGTTGATGCGAACGACCCGGTCGCTGTGAAAGCTCGTTACAAAGAAATTTGCAAAGTTCTTATGCAACAAGAAGTTCGAAATTTTATACTAGCGTATAACCTTTGGAACGACCACAATATGATTGTTCCTCCTTTTGTAGGGCGTTAGTCCTGCCGCTTGAGGTTAGGGTACCTGCCGCCTTGCACCCTACCATCAACCTTTAGGTTGTTTGTGTTATATAAAAAGAAAAAGAAAAAGTAGTGGCACCTCTATTACCCACTACTTTGTGGCACTTGTGCCACAAATATTTTTTTTATATTGAGCGTAGCGATAATACAAAACCGTAGCTGGGGTGCCGTTGCTGTGCCGTAGCGGCTTGCTGCTACGGCACAGCAACGGCACCCCAGGAAACGCGCACCCAAGTTTATATATTTTTGAAAAGAATATATAGGCGGTGGGGGCGCGTCAAAAATGACGATTTTTAATCACATTTTTCAAGTTCAAAACGGCATCGATAGGTAAGCAAAGTGAACTCATCGTGTGCCCATAGTGTATGCGAACAGAATACGCTATGTTTGAGCACTTTACGTGCGATATTGCGGCCGGCAGGACGTTTTTTGAACTTGGATCTCTCCCAAAGTTTGGGAGGCCTCGTGAAAAAATAAAATTTTTTAACTAACCATTGCTTTTTATGCTCATAGATGAACAGAGAGAGCGATGTGGCCTCACAATTATCGTCAGATGACGGAACCGTGTCCACTCGGAGTACCATCTTCGCAAGCAAGCGCAGTGGGCCACGGCCTGTTGCACTGCGAGCGGGAGGAGCACGCGCAGGAGGAGGCAATGGAAGACGAAGTCTCATTGATTCTCAGTGCGGGTGCTCCGACGGCTCCTTCGATGAGTCCGACGAGGAATCTGCGCGAGGTTCGGAAGATTCGCCGGCCCCGAAAAAGGCCAAGCAGCGTGGAGGCCCGAAGCGTGGCCGCCGTGAACGACATTTTGTCTTCACGCGCAACAACTGGGGACCCGAGGACCTTGAACGCTTCAATGGACTCGTCGATGCCGGCGTTGGATGTGTCTACATCTGTTTCCAAGGAGAAATTGGATCAAATGGACGGACTCCCCACCTTCAAGGTGTCGTCTGCTTTCTCCATGCCCGATCCATGCGCGCCGTGCAGGCCCTTCTTGGCGGACATGTCCACCTGGAATTCATGCGAGGAACCATCCATGAAGCCCGTGCTTATTGCTGTAAGCCAGAAAGCCGGGATCCCAATGGACCCGAGTTCCGAGAGCATGGCAAACTTCCTGCTGGAGCTGGGGCGGGTCGAGGGAGCCGCACAGACTGTGCAGCGCTTGTCGCAGATATTAAAGCTGGAGCTGCCCCCCGCACGATCGCTGAAACGCATCCGGCCCTCGCCGTGCGATGCCCCCGAGGTATCGACTCAATTCGCGGCATCTTTGCGGCCTCCCGAAGTGAACCCACTATGCTCCACTGGTATTACGGACCAACTGGCACAGGAAAGAGCCGCGCTGCGGCGCAAGAGAGCGGAGCTGAGGCTTACTGGAAAGAAGCTGACAGCATATGGTGGTGCAACTACGATGGTGAAGCGGACGTCGTTATTGACGACTATCGCCCAGGATCTGCAATTTCCTTCCGAACCCTCCTCCGACTCGGAGACCGATACCCTTTAGTTACGCAAACCAAGGGCGGTTCCGTCAAGTTTCGCGCGAAGCGCGTTTTCATCACCTCCCCCAAGAGCCCTGAAGAGACGTTTTCGAATGAAAGCGAGTGTTTGGGGCAATTGTATCGCAGATTAGCGGTGGTGAAAGAGTTTAAGGCGGACGACGAAGTTGTCACGCATTATACTCAGGGAGACATTTACGTTCCTCGGGTTAATGTGAATGTAGACGGTTTTGTGCCTAATGTGTAAAGAGATGAGAATCGAAATCATATTTTACCTTTAGAAAGGCCATGCAAGCAGCTGGTGGAGGATCCAAAAAGCGCGCGCGTGCTGAAGGCAGTACCACTGCCCTAACCAAAGCTGACATTAATCGCATACTCTCTGTGAAGAGCGCTAAGGACTATCCGTATGCGACATATGGCAGACAGGTTTATAAGAGAGGCGAGCCTGCTGGCTTGGCTAAGTGGGGCCGTTCTGCTCGTACGGCTACTCCCTCGCAACGTACGGCGCGTGCCCTGGACGGTATTATTGGAAGCGGCATGTATCAGTCTAACCGTGGCATGTATCGCGGACGCGGTGGTTTTTTCGAGGACCTTGGAGGCAAATTGGGCGATCTGATTGGCCCCGGTTATGGAGATATGGGGAAAGCAGGTCGCACAATTGGTTCTATCGGAGATATGTTCAGTGGCAGGGGCCGTTACACGGGCCGTGGCACGTACTCCAATTCCTTGATTTCCATGGGTGGCCCTGGGAACACCGTTCCAACTTTCGCTGCTACTAGCGCACGCGATGAGACCGGTGCTCTTACCATTACACATCGCGAGTATGTGTGTGACATTTACGGGAACCCTCTGGTCAGCGGCGTAGCCGCACCCTTCGTTAACCAGGCGTTTTCTTTGAATCCTGGCATTGAAAAGACCTTTCCGTTTCTTTCGCAGTTGGCTGCGAATTACGAGGAGTATGAGATGAAGCAGCTCATCTTTACGTTTCGTAGTACCACTTCTGATATTGGCAGTTCTACCAATGGTCAAGTGGGTACGATTATCATGGCTACCAACTACAACGCGGCTTCGCTGCCTTTTGTTGATAAGGAGACCATGTTGCAGTACGATGCTGCTGCTTCGTGCAAGACTACTGAGCCTATGATGCACGGTGTCGAATGCGATCCAAAGAAACTTTCAGGTGCTGAAGGCAAGTACGTCCGTACTAATCCTGTGCTTGTCGGCGAAGACTTGAAGACATACGACCACGGAACTTTTCAATTAGCAGTGTCTGGCACGCCTGGCACGACTGCTGCACCAGGTTTTGCTAACCAATCTATTGGGGAGCTTTGGGTTTCCTACACTGTCACATTGCGTAAGCCCAAGTTTTACACAACACTTGGGTTGGCAATTTCTCGTGATGTGTTTGTTTCCGGCGCCGGTACCGAAACGCTTGCGCTAGCCATGGGAACTCAGGCTGGTTTGCTTACAGGCCAACAGAATAACATTGGTTGTGCGTTGGTGCTTGCAGCCAACCAAATCACTGTTGTGTTTCCTTCCGGATACTCTGGCAGGTTAGCGGTGAAGTTTTATCTTGAGACAAACACGGGTGGTGCATTGTGTAACGGTTTGGGCACCCTTGCTGTTACTGGTAATGTTCAGTTTGTCGCTGATATGTACGCTTCCAACGGTGGAACTGGCGACAGCCCAGGTTCCACTGCCGCTTTTGGTTTTGCAGCTTCTCCTCAGGGTTATTTGGAGGTTCATCTCGATCTTCAGATCGCCACCAATGCTACGAATAACACTCTTGTGATTCCGACCACGTCTGTCGGTGCAACCGCTTCACAGCAGTCATGCATTGAAGTGACGGAGTACAACAGTTACGGTCGGCAAGTGCTGCAACCTGCACCTGTGCTGGTCAATGCGGCCGGCACTGTAGTCGTCCCTTAGTCAAGGAAAAGCTTCGCTTGTCTCCATTTGTTTCATAATTTGATGGAGAGGAATTGCTTGCAAGTTTTTGAATCATTTGAAACTCTTGTGTACACATATATTGGCGTAGATTTATTGTGGCTTGTACGTAGTGCAACCCATTGGCGATGAATCATCCTTTTGTAAATCAAGCGCAGCCTGCACAAGGCGTCGAACATATTGTTCCTGGACATTTTGAGCTTTCACGGAACGATGTTGTTAGGTACATCAACACGCCAGTAGTTGATAGTATCGCAGACACGCCCCA